TCAGATTTTATCTGCATGATGAAGTAATACAAATTTATCCCACAGTTGTTCTTCTGTTTCTTGTCGGTCTGGATCGGTAATAATAGTATTATTTATCGGACAGACTGATTGACAGGTTGGAGCATCGTAATGACCGATGCATTCGGTGCAACGGTCGGCATCAATCTCATAAATTTCATCTCCCATCGATATAGCCTGATTGGGACATTCGGGTTCACACATATCACAATTGATACAGCTTTTTTTGATTAATAACGACATTTCAATAAATTAACTTTTTCTTTACTTTATATTCAGTGTGTTATCGCCGGTTCTTATTCCGTTCTATTACACACTGGTTATATTGCTACACAGTATAAATTACATGGAAAAACGAAGTCTAGCACGATATAAGTCTAGCACTACATAATAGCATCTTTTGTTTTTCACATCGGCGATGATAGCCACTCTGTTACATTCGATGCAATGAGTCTCAGGTTGTTTCATTCATAAAATGATTGAGGCCGGGTTTTGTCTTAATGCCGGCCTTTTATTAATTAATTACGATAATGGGTTAATCGGTCATGCTTTATAAAATTAATACCCTATTGCTCTAAAAAATGCTATAACATCAGCATCTAAACCGGTAGGACTTCTAAAACATCGAAACTGGCTCTGATTTTCTATCATTACTGAGAATATCCCGGCTGCTTCAGGAGTATGGCCAGAGTGAGTTAATGTGATATTTAAACATTTATTCGGGAATGGTATTGGAAAATAATTTAAATACCCGGCGTTAGTAGATAAACTACCGTTAACTAGTGCAATTCCCCACATTTCAATTAAACCTGAAGGTAATTTTTGCCAGCCAGCTTGAGCTAAGTTTGCGGTGAAAAACGACATATCTGGAATCTGATTAATTCTAGTTCCCACTTCCCGTTTTGCCGCTTCATTTAAACCTAAATTTTTCACAAACGCATTTTTATCATAAATATCTGCGCCGTTTTGTGCTTTTTCTAATGCGGAGTCAGAAATTTTAGTTATAATTTTTTGTTCTAATGCTCTATTTAATTGAGTAGTAAGTTTTGCGGTATCACCATCATCCAAAACATCACTGCCAGATTCTGTCGCGATAAAATCAGCTACGACAGAGGATATAGTTGACGACTGACGTAATGCTTTATTTAATACATGACGGGAAATTCTATCACTTTCTGGAAACCCAGTTTTTAAACTTTGCTCTCCTTCATATATTGTTTGGCTCACTACATTAGCGTTATTACCAATAGAAAATGCTTTAAAATCATTTTTGGGATTCATATATATTTTCCTGAAGTTCAATGGTGAGTTTTATAGATAATATCTTAAATTATTGTGGAGATAATTTCTCAACGCTCATAGTGTAGAGATAAAGAGAAATAATTAAATATCTTTATGGATTATAGGGTTAATTGTTTTTCGTATATTTTAAGTGATAAATAATTTAATATATTTCAATTGAAAACGCATCGGAATAATTAAATTTTATTTTATGTAAATCATCTTAAATAATTTCCATATTGGAAGGTTTGTTATGGAAATTAAATCTCGATGATGGGTAATGTAACTAATATCGCATGAGTTAACAAATATTGACGGGAAATGGATTGTATGATGACTGAATATTTACCATTGTAGTATTAGCAATAATAAAATAATTAAGACCGGGTTCTGTTTGAATCCCGGTCTTTTTGTTAATTACGATAATGGCTTAATTGGCCAGTCAATTTCTGGTGCGTTTGAAGTGTCAACCCGGTTAAGCATCACTCGGTATTTTTTCCATTCTTTGAGTAATAGCATTTCTTCGTCTGTTGCTATATCAAGTTCTACTGCATCAGAAAGTGGAGTTATTTTTTCATTTGCAAGAGATATAAATTGTGTTTTTTGGCTTTCCGCTATAAATATCAATTCCTCTTTTGTTGGTGGTGGGATATCTTCCCAGCAAGGAAGACCATCTTCACCAGAGGAAAGTATTTTTCCTATGGGTGGGATTCCTGAAAACTCATTGAATATATCATCAGTTACAGGTAAAGGGTCATTTGGCCATGAGCCAGCTTCAATATAATTCTGTTGTAATAATAGTGGATAAAATGCTCTATTTAATGCACTGAATACATAGTTTTTATCGTTCATAAATTCTGCCAATTTTAATTAAATAATCATCATAATGAATTAATTGTTTTTAATTAATATCCTATTGCCCTAAAATAGGTATAAACATCAAGTGCATAAGGGGTAGAACTTCTATAACATTTGAACTGACTTTGATTTAATACGGATGCCCCGAATATTCCTGCTGATCCGGGGTCCCAATCATTGTGAGTTAACGTGATGCTAAAACATTTATTTGGGAATGGTATTGGAAAGTTATTAATATATCCGCCATTAGGATTTCCACCGAGAGAAACTATTGCTATTCCCCACATTTCAATTAAACCTGAGGGTAATTTTTGCCAACCATTCTGAACCAAGTTTGAGGTGAAAAATGACATATCTGGAATTTGATTAACTCCGGTTCCCACTTCCCGTTTTGCCGCTTCATTTAAACCTAAGTTTTTCACAAACGCATTTTTATTTGGAATATCCGCGCCGTTTTGCGTTTTTTCTAGTCTTTTATTGGCGTTATCATTTACATCGGAAACAAGCTTCTGAGTTGCAGCCAGTGTATTGCTATTGCCAACCACATTTGTAAGCTGAATAATACCTTTCTGTGTTAATGAGGCGTCGGGAATTTTTGTTGTAATTTTTTTTTCTAACGCTTTATTTAATTGTGTAGTGAGTTTGGCTATATTACCATCATCTAAGACATCACTGCCAGATTCTGTCGCAATAAAATCAGCGACAACAGAGGCTATTGTGGACGACTGGCGTAATGTTTTATTTAATATATGAGAGGTAATATTTTCTGGAGGAAATCCAGTTTGTAAATTCGGACTTTTTTCGTATATTTCTTGACTGGCTACATTAGCATTATTGCTAGTAGAAAACGCTTTAAAATCATTCTTAGGATTCATACATATATTCCTTAAGTAAATAATATTCTTTTATAATTAACATATTGAGTTATAGTACAGGTAATTTATCGAGATTGATTTCAATTATAGTCTACGCCAAAAATAGGATAATAAGATTACATTATTAATCAATCGATTGATTGTTTGTATGTGGCTGACGGTAATAAATCGTTTAACGTCTTGTAATAGAAAGCATATTCAAAGTTTTTTTATTTTACATTTGTAAATTATTTTATCTTGTCTATTTTGTCAATTTTCAAACGGTTTTAACAAGTTTTATTAAAATAGATGGTGTCAGAATAGTGGTTACGAAAATAGTATTGTTTTGTCTGTTGATTGAATTATTATATTTTTTTGTTTGTTCGATAAATATAGATAAATATTTCTATCAAATAGAGGAATAAGTTTTTTGCTAAAAAATAAAATGGGAAAAGGGCTGCTATGCAGCCCATAATTTTAATCAGCAATATAAATTTCTGTAATATCAGGACAATCCTCTTGGTTTACTATAGATAACCTCAGCCCTGCATCTGACGAATGCACAACGAGCCATCCTTTTGAACCATACCCTGTACCAACCAAAATATTATCGATCGGAGGCATTTGTAAAGGTAAAAATATACCTTGGCTAACAGTACGTAAATATATACATCGTCCTCGTATATCCTGACTCAGTGATATGCTACTTCCTTTGTCTCCACCGGCTCCTATTTTCCGCCACCACTGATTAGGGCCTTTCTTTTGATATCGCTCGTCAACTTCCGCACGTGAAAACGCCCCCACATCTCCGGCTACCAGATTGATGTCTTCAGTTAGCGCTTTGCCGTTAATTCTCCTGCTATTAGGAACCGCGTTTCTTGCCAATGTTACGGTGTCTGATAAACCAAGTTCATTTACGGTAGGTTTGTTTTTTGTTGTATAAATATTAGTCCAATCTTCTTCAAATCCATAATTATCGCGCGCCGAGCGATAAGCAATCCCCCCGTTTTTGTAATGCACTTTCAACTGAAAAGCCGGACAACTCCCAACTCCATTATAGAAGTGGACAACATGATCACTAAATTTCGAATTCAGTAAGTCATATGACCCTGAATCTACGTTCCACGGGACCTGGTTATCAACAGAATATTTTCCTGTTAATCCAAGCCTAAATGCCCCTACATCACCAGCCCCTAAATTGATATCTCCAGTCAACACCTTACCATTAATTTTCCTGCTATTCGGTACAGCGTTTTTCGCCAAATTGACGGTTTCCAACAAATCGAGATTTTTCACAAACTCGTTTTTATTGGGAATATCTGCCCCATTTTGGTTTTTGGCTAATTTATTGTTAGCATTATCATTTACATCAGAAACAAGCTTCTGAGTTGCAGCGAGTGAATTACTATTACCAACCACATCGGTAAGCTGAACAATACCTTTCTGAGTTAATGAGGCATCGGGAACCTTTGGTGCCATTTTCTGTTCCAGAGCATTATTTAATTGAGCGTTGAGTTTCTCTATATTTCCGTCATCCAGAACATCATTGCCAGATTGTGTCGCGATAAAATTAGCGACTACAGAGGATATCGTGGATGATTGACGTAATGCTTTATTTAATATATGGGTGGTAATACCATCGGGTTCAAACCCAGTCTTCAAATTTTGACTCTCTTCATATTTTTCTTGGCTTGCTACATTGGCGTTATGACTAATAGAGAAAGCCTTAAAATCATTTTTAGGACTCATAGTATACTCCTTAAATTAAGTAATAAACTTTATAGATAATATATTGAATTATTGTAAAAGTGATTCCTTATTTAATGCGCTGAATGCATGGTTTTATCGGTCATGATTTTTTGCCATATTAATTAAATGATCATGGCAAGTTGATTTTTATTAAATTAATATCCTATCGCCCTAAAATACGCGCCAACAGGCGTAGGATGATTAGTAGGGCTTCTATAACATCGGAATTGACTCCGATCTACTACGTGTACTGAACATATTCCAGAATCTTGAGGATTATAACCACCGTTAGCTAACACAATATTTAAACATGCGTTCGGAAATGGTATTGGGAAATTATTTAAATACCCGGCCTCCATAGAACCATAGCCGTGAACTAGTACAAACCCCCACATTTCAATTAAACCCGAAGGTAATTTTTGCCAGCCGGTAGAACTTAGATTTGCGTTGAAAAACGACATATCTGGCACCTGATTAACGCCAGTTCCTATTTCCCGTTTTGCAGCTTCATGTAAACCTAAGTTTTTCATAAATGCATTTTTATTAGGAATATCTGCGCCATTTTTTGCTTTCTCTAAGGCGGAGCTGGAAATTTTAGTGATAATTTTTTGTTCTAACGCTCTATTTAATTGTGTGATGAGTTTAACAATATCTCCATCATCCAGAACATCATCGCCAGATTGTGTCGCGATAAAATCAGCCACGGCTGAGGCTATTGTTGATGATTGACGTAATGCTTTATTTAACACATGAGTAGTAATATCTTCTGGTGGAAACCCGGTTTGTAAATTCTGACTTTTTTCATATTCTTGTTGACTCACTACGTTGGCATTATTATTAATAGAAAAAGCTTTAAAATCATTCTTGGGACTCATATACACTTTCCTTAAATAAAATAATGTTCTGTTATAATTAGCATGTTGATTTATAGTATAGGTAATTTTTTGAGATTGATTTTAATTATAGTCTACTCCAAAAAGAGGATAATAAGATTATATTATAACTTAAGCGATTGATTATTTATGTATGACTGATGACAATAAATTGTTTAACATGTTGTAATCGAAAGCATATTCAAGATGTTTATGTTTTATATCTGAAAATTATTTTATCTTATTTCTTCCGGTAATTTTAATAATGGTTTTCACAAGTTTTATTAAAATACAGGGTGTAAAAATAGCAGCTACGAAAGTATTATTATTTTATCTATTGGTTAGGTTATTATATTTTTTTATGTTTTTTCCATAGATATAGATGTTATCTCCTGAAAAATAAAATAAAAAAAGGGCTGCCATGCAGCCCATAATTCTAATTATAAATCATATTTGACCGGATTGAGACGCCAAAAGCATAGGAAATCAGCCGGTCAAAATAGTCATTATTATCACTGAAAAAAGATTGGGGATAGAATAATGCCCAGTCTTGATAATTGTATTATTCTGGTATTTGTGGCCACTCAATATCTGAAACCATTGAGGTATCAACACGGCTCAGTAATACCACATACTTCTTCCAGGCAAGTAATAATGCTTTCTCTGCGTCTGAGGCCATCTCAGTCTCAATAGCATATTGTAATAAAATGATGGCTTCATTAGCTTGTTGGCGAAGAATGACACGTTGTTGTTCTGCCTGTTTCATCTGATTGGCTTTTTGAGCTTCAATATCTGTTGCCCATTTTTCGCCATCCCACTTATCAAAATCGGTGCTTGGTTGTTTGAATGTCAGCGTTTTTGGTAATTCACCCGGTTCAATGATTTCCTTCTGTTCCCCAGTTTGGGTGTTGTAAGCTATTTTCCCTCGATAATCTGGTACTATTTGCCAGCCGGTTAAATCAGGTGAACGACAGGCGATATATCCCTCTTGGGTTTCAGGTGGTGCATCTGTGCAAGAGTTGGCAGGAAGGCCGATACCAACGGGAAGGTACTCATCAGAACTGTTTAAATATTCCAGCGTAATTGCATCGTAATTAAATACAACGATACTTCCGGCACTGATGGCAATATTATTTTTATCCAATACAGCCTTATTCATCATGCAATCCTCACAATGTAATTAAATGCCACGTTTCGTGGACGTGTTTCTATTCCCGTTGAGGCGGCAATCGCATTATCCATATAACCGTAACCACCAGATCCCATTCCGATAGCGATGCCTATTCCACGAGGATCAATGCCGTAGTTAACGTTCTGGTAGATACTATTGAGAATACGGCCTGCTGCACCCACTCCGTCGGTTCCACCATTTGAGTTGGACCACATCCGGACAACCCTGTGACTATGTGGAGCAATGTCTGCCAGTTGCCCGGATAATAGATATCGACCAATATCCACTCCACGCCCATCATCCCAGCCCCGGATAAATTCACCCCGTAAATCAGGTAATCTACCAGTAGGATAAGCTTGCGCTAATTTTGGATATAAAGTTTGATCAAAGATTGCTCCATTGCATTTCACCCACCCACTTGGTGGTATGTCAGCCGGCCAGGGAAGTGGTATTCCTACCGGGATTTCGTCAAGTACCAACGTGCTCATTATGCTGCCCTCATCATATAGTTAAACGCTAGGTTATGTGGCTTTGATGCCCCTATATCGGTCATCCGCCACTAAGATAAACTTCCGCTAATTTTAGATATAAAGTTTTATCGAAGATCGTTCCATTATATTTCACCCACCATTTGGTGGTATGTCAGTCGGCCAAAGAGGTGATATACCTACCGGAATTAACTTTTCCAATAAGCTTCGGTTTTTCACAAGTACATTTTTATTAGGAATATCTGCAATATTTTTTGATTTTTCCAATGCGTACTTGGAAATTTTAGTTATGATTTTTTGTTCTAACTCTCTATTTAATTGAGTGTTGAGTTTAGTGATATCGCGATTATCGAGAACACGATCACCAGATTGTGTCGTGATGAAATTAGCCATAACAGAGACTATTGTTGACGATCGACGTAATACCTTATTTAATAAATAAGTGGGGACATTATCTGGTAGAAACCCGGAATACAAACTCAGGATTTTTTCGTATTTTTCTTGATTTACTACATTAGCATTATTGCTAGTAGAAAAATCCTTAAAATCATTTTTGAGACTCATATACTTTCCTCAAATTAGGTTATGTATTTATAGACCATACCTTGAGTTGTTGTAAAGATAGTGTCCGTTAATTTATAATTTAAGATGTTAATTATTTATATGTAATTGGTAGTAATAAATAGTCAATATTTTTAATCGAAAATATACCTAAGGTATTAATGTTTTGTTTCTACTAACTATCTTTGATGGTTTATATATGGAAAGATTTATATTGGAGGTTGAGATAAAAGGTGTGGCAGGAAAAATAAAAAATTTATATGTATAATTTTTATCTCTGATTCTTATGATTTCGCTTTAATTATATTTTTCATTGCTGTTATAGTTGCTTGAGGGTTTTTATGACAGATGGTGGTGGGTGGGCACTTCCAATGGCTGCATTACCCAACGGAACATTGAATAGTTTTAAGACTTGGGTAGCTGGTAAAGCTTTCGATTATCTTGGAAATGAAATCAAATTATCTGCTGATGCTTATGTAGTTGGACAATATCTTGCAATCGGATTTTAA